GCCAATCGTGGGGGTGGAGCAGGTGGCGCGCCGAATGATGGCTCATTGATGGCTCATTGATGGCTCCTTGATGGCTCATTGACGAAACAGAAACCGAAACAGAAACCGAAACAGAAACCGAAACAGAAACCGAAACATTTGCCCTCTGTCAAGCGGTTGGAATACAATACTTGACAGGGGGCAATCGCATGCATTTCTTTTTAGTGTGGGCGGACATACTCGTTCAGAACAACACGTTGGCCAACAAATCGGTAATTCACAGATGGGAACAACGGATGGCACTTAAAACATCGGCCACCAAAATGCGGACAATCGAAAGGCGCGCTTTTTTGTTTGAGATGCGCAAGGCCGGGAAGACGCTCGCCGAGATCGCCGAATTGGCGATCGCCAAATTCGGCGATCTTTGTCCCAGGGGATATGATAGTGCATATGTTTGCAAAGACATAACAAGAGAACTCGATATACGTCGCAGTGCGATCCAGGCCGAGGCACGAGATATGTCGGTCATGGAGATGGCGAGGCTCGACGACCTACATGCCGCCATTTGGGAGGCCGCCCTGTCCGGTGACGATCGCAAAATAGAACACATATTAAAGATTATGGAACAGCGACGCCGCTACGTGGGGCCCGAAACACCGCTGTTCATTGAACTTTCCGGCCCCGGCGGCGGGCCGATAAAAACGGAGGCTAAAACGGAGTTGAAAATCGATGACGACACCCTTGCAGAAACAGCGCGAATCCTATCGGAGTGCGGTGTCCTCGAATCCGCGATTAAGGACGCTACTGACTCCGAGGACGAGTAGATATAACCCGCACAATCCGACGGCGAAACAGTCGGCTTTTTTGCTCTTGCCGCACCGGGAGGTTTTTTTCGGCGGTGCAGCAGGAGGGGGAAAGTCGGATGCCCTGCTTATGGCGGCCCTCCAATACGTCGACATACCAGATTATCATGCTTTGCTTATTCGCCGGACGTATAAAGACCTTGCTCTGCCGGGCGCGATTATGGATAGGGCCTTGACGTGGTTAATTAGATTCCCAAATATCCATTGGTCGGCGGCGGATAAGAAGTTCACTTTCCCGTCCGGCGCGACGTTGACCTTTGGATATTGCCAGACGGAGCGCGACGTTCACCAATACGATTCGGCGGAGTTTCAATTCATCGGTTTCGACGAGGTTACTCAATTTACCGAATATCAATATCGCTATCTATTTTCGAGGTTGCGGCGCGGGCAAGGGTCGTTAATTCCGTTGCGGTTGCGTTGCGCCTCGAACCCCGGCGGCGTCGGTCACGAATGGGTCAAGCGCCGTTTCGTTGACCCCGGTTCTCCAGAGCGTCCTTTTATCCCGGCGAAGCTCGACGACAATCCATTTATCGACCGCGATGATTATCGGAAATCCCTTGCAAATCTTGACCCCGTGACGCGTGAGCGGTTGCTGAACGGCGATTGGGATGTCTTACAGGAGGGGCGTCTATTCAAGCGCGAATGGTTCGACGGCAAGATTATCGACACCGCCCCGAACGACGTGTTCTGGATTCGGTCGTGGGATAGAGCGGCCACGGAACCGGGGCCGGGTAAAGACCCCGACTGGACAGCGGGCGGGCTTATCGGGTTGACCCCGTCGGGCCAGTGGTATTTGAGAGACGTTATCCGATTTCAGGGCACACCGCTCGATAACAAGAGGCGAATAGCGCAGGTTGCCGAGAGGGACGGGGCCTTGACTCCGATAGTTATCGAGCGCGAAGGCGGCAGCTCGGGAAAGGATGTCGAGGACGATTATAAGCGTAACGTCCTCGTCGGGTATAATGCCACCTTCGTTTCGCCGACGGGTAAAAAGGTTGACCGTGCCGGGATCGTTTCGAGCGCTGCCGAGGCCGGGAACCTTTTCCTCGTTCGAGACGAAAAGGCCCGCCCGTGGATTGCGACCTATCTCGACGAGCTTGCTGCCTTTCCGCAGGCGGGTGTCCACGACGACCAAGTCGATATGACCAGTCAGGGGTTCAACGCGCATTTCGACACGTCGCGGAAGGTCAACCTCGGTATATTCGGGGCGATATGACAAAGACTCAGGAGATAGCGCTTATCGAAGGGCTTCGGAAGGCCGGATTATTGGAGCCGTTCACGAAAATCGAGATTCAACTCGGTTCGAATGAAATCTCGAACCTGAAAGTTACGAAGACCGAAAATCGAAATAATATAAAATTTCCCTTGACAAATTCCAAACCGCTCGGTATTGTTGGTTAAAAGAGGGAGCCGGAAAACCTTCAATTTGACAAAATTTTCCGGGAACTGAAAACATCAGACCCGTTGCTCGAAAGGGCAGCGGGCCTTTTTTATTTTGATATGGAACTATTTGGCCTCGACATTTCTAAGAAAAAAGCAAAAACCGCGCCTATCAGCGTCACGAACCCCGTCTCAAAACCCCCCGGCGGTAAAAGCTCGAAATCGTATGGAGAAATCCTTTCCGCTCAATTTTCGATGTTCGAGGGCATGGAGCCGCCGAACGTCAAGATTTGGGCATATATCGAACAGGCCGCGCTCTATTCCCCCGATATTTCCTCGGCGATAAATACGATAAAATCCCTCGCAAATACGGAAATGAACATCGTTTCCGAGGACGGCGAACCACTATCCGACCAAGCGCAGGACGTCATAAGCGACTTTCGCGTCCGCTGTTTCCCGCTCGCCGGCGGCCTCGATGGATTTCAACTCAACCTTTTAAACACGTTCGCCAAGATGGGGGCGCTATCGACCGAGGCGGAAATCTACAAAGACCGGTCGGGCATCAAACAGCTCTGGATAGTTCCGGTTCCAGAGGTGAGGTTCAAATTCGAGGACGGCGAATATCGACCCTATCAGAGCATAGCCGGTCTCGGCGGCAATTCGTTAATCCCGCTCAATCCGATAACCTATCAATATCTGTGCGCTGAATTTTGGAAAGACGGGCAACCATACGCCCGCCCGCCGATGAGTGCCGCTATCGACGCGATTATCCGCGGAGACAATATCCTTACGAATATCGATTATATCGTCGAGAAACTCGGCCTATTCGGAATCCGCGATATATCGTTCTCGTTGCTCGACGCCGACCCCGGCACCCCGGCGGGCAGTCCGGGTCATATCGCGAAAAACAAAGCACACGCGGCGGCAATCCTTGCGAGCGAGGACGAACATAAGCGCGACGGCGTCCGTGTCCACTCCGACGATATAAAATACGAACTTACGCAGGCCGTTGCGGACACGCGGGGCCTCGACTCGGTTTACAAGCTGAACGAAGAGCAGATTTCCGCTGGCACTGGAATTGCCGAGGCGCTCTATGGTCGGTCGAGGCAAACGACGGAGGCTTTCGCAACCGTCATGTATGCTTTGGCTTGCGCCTATGCCGAGACAGCGCAACGCCTCGCCGCCTCACACATGGCGTATTTTGTCAACCTCGAATTAGCACTCAAAGGCATAAACGAACGGGTCAAGATAGAGAACGCCCCTATTGCTTCTCTCGACCCGAAGGCCGACGCCGACGCGGAATATCGGAGAATCGAAGTTATCGCCCTGAAAGAAACGATGGGCTATATCGACCACGACCGCGCGATAAACGAGGCTGGATACGAGGACGGCCCGGAGAGAATCGAGGTTGTGAAAAAGGAGGTCGAGGAGAAGCCCGTCGAGGAAATCAAAAGTCAAGAATCGATCCTTTCGGCGTTTCCAATTCGGAGCCGGGGCGCGCTTTTGAAACCGCTTTCCCCGGAGGCGAGAAAACTTATCAGAGCCTTCGACGACGCTGTAAACTCAGCAGCCGGAACGGCCGGCGACTTCTCGATGTCAACCCTCGAAGATTTCATGGAGTCTCATAGCTATTCGGATTTTGCGGGGCCGGACGATTTCGCCGCTCAGCTTATGGGGGAAATAGGCGCTTCGTGGGCCGTGGCAGGCCCGGAGTTTACCGCTGCGATCGAGGCTACCGTTCCGGCGCTATACGAATATTTTATCCTTACCGATGCTTCAGTTTGGAGTTCAGGGGCCGCGCCGATAGAGTTTTCGTTCGGGCAAGGCGCGCAGAACCTCGTTAATTTCGCCGCTCAATTTGAGCCGCAACTTTGCACAACACTTTGGGGCGACCCGACTCGTATGGAAAACCGGTCACTCGGAAGGTTTTTGAGTAATCAATTCCTCGAAAACGGCGCGGATATTTTCAGACGCACAAACCCGCGGACTTATGACACTTTCCGCAACGCTTTTCGCGGCAATCTCGAGCATCTATCAGACTATCAAATACGTCGGATACAGGACACTTTCGTAATGCGTTGCAGAAACGGTTCGATGCTCGAACAGTTACATCAAGCTGGGGCGAAGACGACGAGAATCGGAACAACCGTAACTTGCTGCGAAATATGCGAACCATACGAAGGTCAAGTATTTTCCGTCGAGCCGCAATATGAGGCTATGCAAACTCAAATGTCGATGTCGCCGGAAGGATACCTCGAACATCTTCGCGACGGCAGCGACACCATAAGGGGCGGCGACTGGAATCGAACTGTCACGGCGGGACTCGCCTTGCCGCCTTATCACCCCGGCTGCTACTCAGATGATACAGAAGTCTATACCGAAACTGGATGGAAACCGATAAAAGACGTTGTTATTGACGAAAAATGCCTATCGCTTAATCCAGATACGAGGGATTTAGAGTTTGTGACAGTCAAGAATACCATCGAAACCCCCGCTGAAAAGATGGTTCATTTCAAAAATAGAGTTGCGGATATTCTGGTGACTGAAAATCATAGGATGTTTTTTCAATCCGACTGGGATAGTAAACACAATAAAGACAGATTTAGTTTCAAGGAAGCGGGCAAATTAATAGGACACAAGAGCGGCCGTTTTTACGCTTCCTCGAAATGGACAGGTGAACCGCTTTGCACGGTTGAATTTGCGAGATTTATGGGAGCTTATCTTTCTGAGGGTTGCGTTTCAAAAACTGGCGAACGGAAAGCCCCGCATACGGACAGTATGTTTATAATTTCAATATCCCAAAGCAAAGAAAAAAATCCAGAAAAATATAAGATATTCGAGGAAGCAATCCGAAATTATACGGATAAAAAACTCTATTTAGATAAGGATCAAATACGATTTTACGATAAAGAACTCGGTGAATATCTATCTCAGTTCGGAAAATCGCCTGAAAAATACGTTCCCGAATTGATAAAAAACGCAACGCCGGAGATAATAAGAGAATTTTTGACCTATTTTTGTCTCGGAGATGGTTCAAGACGAGCGGGGAAAAACTGGAAAAATGGCAAATTTAACGATGAAATTAGCTATACTACTTCCTCAAAACGGTTGGCGGACGATCTCGGAGAGTTAATTTTAAAAATAGGCCGTCGCCCTTCGTATCGAACAAGCAAGGTCAAGGGTAAAACAGTCAAATTCAAAAACGGCGAATATAAGATAAATAACGACCAATGGACTATTTCAGAATGCCGCAGTCAATTTCTTAGTTTGCAAAAAATGAATATTGACCTTGTGGATTATGATAAAATGGCCTATTGCGTTGAACTCGAAAAGTTTCACACTTTGCTTGTTCGTCGAAATGGGAAGGTTGTTTGGTCAGGGAATTGTATGCATGAACCGGTGGAGGATTAGATGGGAACTCGAAAGACAATTTGCTCGAAATGCGGGAAACTTATAGGCGAGAAGACAATCCTTCGCCCCGGCGTTGTAAAATGCTACGCGCTTTGCGATGCTTGCCGAGGCGAAACTCGCGAAATAATGCCCGGAAGCGCGAAACTCGGAGGCGGGAATGAATAAGAAACTCGAATTCAAAGGGCCGTCAGGGGCCAAGTTTGCTTTTGAGGGCAGTCTTAAAAGTGGAAACGGTCAACTGAAAGCTACTTTCGGAATCCTGAAACCGAAGATGAACCTCGAAGCCGACGCGGCCTTTTCGGAGGAGGAATATATTTCCGTCCCATTCCGATTTCTTTCGGCGACGGTTATCCCCGGCCACGAGCTGGACATATCCGAGAAGGTCTTAGAGAAGGCCGTCAAACTGTGGGATAAAAAGCCGGTGCAGACAGACCATACTTTCGCCATATCCGCGAATATCGGAGTGACGTCTAAACCCGTATGGGATGGCGGAGGCAACCCACCCGGCGTGAACGGGTGGATGCATATCAATAAGATTCGGGACGCTGCAATCGGTCAAGCCGTGTCGCAGGGGCTGAAAATGGGAACGGTAGAATCGACTTCGGTTTGGTTCTTTTTCGACTGGAAACCGAGCCACCCCGACCTCGACGAGTATGATTTCTGGTCGATGCTCGGCCAAGAGGTCAACGGCGAGATGGTTAGAATAATCGTAACGAAGATAACGGACGTATGGGAGCAATCCCTCGTAATGCTCGGGGCCGACCCGAACGCGAAGAAACTTTCAGCGACCGAACCGGTCGAACCGGAAGAGGATTTGACAAACGAAAATAATAACACAGAGGAGGCAGAAATGCTCGAACAACTCAGGAAACTATTCGCAATGGCAGAGGACGCGCCGGAAGCCGACGTGCTCGCCGCCGTGAAACTTGCGAATACCAAGGCGGGTAAATACGACGAGGCTCTCGGCAAGGTTAGAGACGTCGGAGAGACCGCCCTCGCAGCTCTCGACGCGGCGAAAATCGAGGTCAACCCGAACCTGAAAGCGATGCTCAAAGGGACGGACGACGACGGTATTCGATATGCGAGCGCGGAGATTGCGCGGCTTCTCGCGGATAGCCTGCCGGACACTGGCCGGTCGTCTAAGACGTCCGGCCCGAAAACCGAGGAACCGGTGAAAACCGAATCTCCGAAACAGAATTTCCGTCTCGGAAATCTATAAGAAGGGAGGAAAAATGAGGCGAATACTTACCATTGTTGTTTTTCTCGCCGTTATGGCGGGGCTTGCCTTTGCGCTTGCGGGGGTGGATTATAGCGTTGTCCCGCATACGTGGTGGCCGTATGCCGCCGATTATATCGAGCTTAGGGACACGACGTGGTTCGCATATACAGCGGGCGTCTGGTCGGACGCGATTCACGATTCCTGCGACCGTGTCCGAGACGAAATCGACGACTCGGTTCTTTCAGACTGGGAGCAGTTTCTCAGAGACTCGGCGAATGTCGTTTCGCTCGAAGTTTGGGCGGATAGCCAGGGCGTGATTTTTCGACACGACGGGAGCGTGGCAGCTACTGGATGGTTTTCTATGGGCACTTACGGGCTATGGTGTTACGAAGACGCAGAAACCGTATCGCTATCGTGGCAAAACGATCCACAGGGAATCAATATACACAATGGCGCGCTCTATGTAGAGGATATGATTTATAGCGGAGACTCCGTGGTCGCGCCCATACTTGTCGGGGAGCTACACGGCAACGCAGAGACTGCGGACTCGGCTTTACACGCCGACCACGCCGACCAAGCGGACACGGCAGGGCTTGCGCTTGTAGCAGATTACGCCGACACTGCAGGCTCGACCGACCGGCTATACAATAC